CTTATCGACTAACTAACAACAACTGAAATGACACTATGTAACACTCAGCATTGACAAATTGCAGTCCTTATGTTATACTTTGAAATGACAGTATTTGGCGTTTCGTTGATATCGTCGCCGCCCCCGATGCGATCTAAAAAAGCCAACAACCCTAACCTACAAAAGTCTGCTTTCTGCATATAAATTTTCTCGCAAATTTTTTCTATATAAAAAACCCCGCCTATATTTTTTTATGTACAGATTTTTCCGCCCTTGGGGTTTTTATGAAAACCATTTTGAAGATAAGGGATATAAGTTAAAGAGACTAGTTGTTAAACCTAATAGTAAGTTATCTCTACAGTATCACTATAAGCGTTGTGAGCATTGGGTATGTGTTCAAGGGTATGGAAAGATTATATTAGGAGAAGATACTCTAAAAGCGTATCCTGGTAAATACTTCTACATTCCTACTAAGGTTAATCATCGTATCATGGCGGGAGACGAAGGGTTAGTAATCGTCGAAGTTCAGGTAGGTGATGAATGTAAGGAGGAAGACATAGTGAGGTTAGAAGATGATTACGACAGAGTTTAGTTACCACATATATGCTAAGGGAGAAGTTCTCTTTCATAATCTGAATGAGGATGACTTTAATGTTAGGTGGAGTATGTTGAATAGTATGTGTGGCCCTAGTACGCCATTAGGGAAAGTAGCAGACTTAAGTTTTGAGAGAGTCTTATCTCTACCTTCAGGAGACGATAGTTACTAATGACACTTAAGGATCATCTAGCACCTAAGAAGAATTGGAAGAAAGAAGATTGGTTACAACATGCATGGGTACAGAAACATAACCCTTGGATAAGTGATGAAGACAGGGAATATTGGACTGATAAAATAAAAGAACTTAGTTGACAAATACCATATATACCGTGTATAATGAACGTGATGAGTTAATTATTCATGGCAAAAGGATTTACTGTTAAAGCATCTGCTCCAAAGAAGAAAGAAGCAGAGTGGGATATAGATGCTATAAAAGCTAGAATGAAAGGAAAGAAAATCGTCTTCTGTCTACCAGGCAGAGGATGTTCTTTTGTGTTCTTAAAGAACTTCGTTCAACTTTGCTTCGACATGGTTCAGAACAATATGAGTATCCAGATTAGTCAGGACTACTCATCTATGGTTAACTTTGCTAGATGTAAGGTATTAGGTGCTAATGTACTACGTGGCCCTGATCAGAAACCTTGGGATGGTAAGTTAGAGTATGACTATCAGTTGTGGATTGATAGTGACATCGTATTCACAACAGAGAAATTCTGGCAGTTATGTGATCTTGCCGTTCCTGCTGAAGGTGACGAAAGAGGTATCACTGCTGGATGGTATGCTACTGAAGATGGTAGTACTACTTCCGTTGCACACTGGTTGGAAGAAGACGACTTCCGTAAGAACGGTGGTGTAATGAATCATGAAACCGTCGAGACTATTTCTAAGCGTAAGAAACCATTCACCGTAGACTATACTGGGTTTGGTTGGGTTATGATTAAGAAGGGTGTCTTTGAAGATGAGAAGATGAAGTATCCTTGGTTTGCCCCTAAGATGCAAGTCTTTGAAAGTGGTGCGGTTCAGGACATGTGTGGAGAGGACGTGAGTTTCTGTTTAGATGCTATTGAAGCCGACTATGAAATCTGGTGCGATCCTCGGATTCGTGTTGGACATGAGAAGACGAGGGTACTATAAATGGCAAAGTCTAAAGGAGTACTCGGTAACGAAACCGTAGAATCACGTCCGAAGAAAACTCGGCAAGGAAGAGGCAAACATACAAAATATGCGGCCTCGTCTCGAAATAAAGCACCCAAAAGGTATAGAGGACAAGGATGATTGATTATGAACTAATAAACGAGAAGATATCAAGCGGATTAAAACTCCGCTTTGATATTGGTCTCTCTTTTAATATGCCCAACGCTAGTAAATGGTTAAGTGATGACTCAAACGTCTATGTTATTGGAATCGAACCACATCCTGGTAACTTTAAATCTTGTTGCTCGCACTTGGAGACTCACCATGCGGGGGATAGATGTTACCTTATTGAAGCTGCTATTTCTGATGTCGATAAATCCAGAGAACAAGATTTCTACGGACTTAGTGGAGACTCTGGCACTAGTTCTCTTTGTCGCCCAATTGGACGATTTGAAAACCTCGTTGACAGGGTATATTCCGTCGAAACAATTAGTTTAGCATCAATCTTAGATAATATCATCTATGAAACCATTGATGTACTTAAAACTGATACTCAAGGTAATGATTTAAGAGTGATGAAGAGTGCTGGAGAGCATTTAAAGAACGTTGATTTCATTTATGCGGAGTATGATGAGTCTGATGACTATGAAAATGCTAATACTGGTGAAGAATTAGACGCTTATTTGGAAGAAATGGGGTTTGAATGCTATGATCGCATCTATGTACCCGAAAGAAACAATAAATTAGTTGACTGTGAATACAGAAATGTAAATAGTAAGGCGGAAAACGCAGGTCCACGTTGGAATTCTAACTAAAATGGAAGCTCAAAACGATTTTTTAGACAATTTAGCTGCTGTTCAGCATGAAAAACTGCTTCGTGAGATATGGGAGGATGATTTAACCCCTAGAAAAAAGAGAATTCATGACGGAGAACTGCATGAAAGAGCAGTAATTCAGAATTTAGAGGATGAAGATCCATATTCACAGGACGGAGAACTGTTTAATCCGAATAAACGTGTCTAAATAAAAGAAAATCGTAGTATAAATGCCCGTCGAACGAGTGTCACGGGCTTTTAAGGACATTTCACTGTCTTTTAAGCCTCATCCTATTACAAAAGATGTAATTCCTCTCAAAAATGAGAGAGCAATCGCTCGGTCTGTTAAAAATTTGATACTTACACACTTACAAGAGCGTCCTTTTCAACCAGATTTGGGTTCTCGTGTAAGTGGAAGTCTTTTTGAACTAATGGATGCTGGTTCTGCAGCTGTTATTACTAGTGAAATTCGTAATACTATCGATAATTTTGAACCTAGAGTAGATTTACAGAACGTAGAGGTAACTCCTTACTATGATTCTAACTCATATGACATTACTATTGTGTATACAATCATAGGAGTTGATGTTCCTGCTCAAAGATTTAATTTTGTATTAGAATCATTCAGATAAATGCCTCTTACACAGTTTACAAACCTCGATTTTGAGGATATTAAAACTCAGATTAAGGATTATCTGAGAGCAAACAGTAATTTTACTGATTTTGACTTTGAAGGATCGAATATGTCGGTCCTAATAGACACTTTAGCGTATAATTCTTACATTACTGCCTACAATAGCAACATGGTTGCTAATGAAGTCTTTATTGATAGTGCAACTTTAAGAGAAAATGTTGCTGCATTAGCAAGAAACGTCGGATATGTACCTAGAAGTAAGAAATCAGCAAAAGCACAAGTAAGTTTCTTCGTTGATACCTCAAATTATTCAGTTGCACCCCTTACATTAACGTTAAAAGCAGGAATTGTAGCTGTTTCTAACACTTTTTCAAGTGAAAATTACAGTTTTGCCATAATGAATGACATTACTGTACCAGTTGTTAACAATATTGCCGAATTTACGAACGTTGACATCTATGAAGGTTCATATTTAACGAAAACCTTCACATATAGAGAGACTGGAGACAATGTTCCGATAGAAAAGTTCATTTTACCCAATGATGGCATCGATACATCAACAATTAAGGTAACAGTATCTCCAAATAGCACTGCAACCAACTTAAAAACGGTTTATAAGCTAACTGATAACATTATTGACGTAAATAACAACTCATTAATCTTCCTTTTACAGGAAGCATCTGATGAAAAGTATGAAATTCTCTTTGGAGACGGAAAATTTGGTAAAAAACTCGAAGATTCCAATTTTATCAACGTACATTACATTTCTACAAACGGTAAAGACGCAAATGGCGTAAATTCCTTTACTTTTACTGGAAATATTCAAGATAACTCTGGAGTTACGGTAACTGAAGGAATTTCTTTATTAACAACCATTGATTCTGCAAGAAATGGTGCAGATATTGAAACTGTACAGTCAATTAAGAAATATGCACCTTTAGTTTACTCTGCTCAGAACCGTGCGGTGACTGCAGACGACTATAAAGCAATTGTTACCAAAATTTACTCTAATACTGAGTCAGTTTCGGTTTACGGAGGTGAAGATACGGAACCACCTCAATATGGAAAGGTTTTTATTAGTATAAAACCAAGAAATGGTAAATATTTGTCTTCAATCGAAAAAATTGAACTTAAGAACAAATTAAAGAGATATACAGTCGCTGGAATCCTTCCAAACATCATAGATCTTAAATATCTTTATGTTGAGATGGATAGTAGTGTATATTACAATGCTAACGCTGTAAATAGCGTAAATGCCCTTAAAACGGCGGTTGTAAGCACTCTAGATACATATTCTAGGTCAAGTGAATTAAACACCTTTGGAGCACGATTTAAGTTCTCTAAGGCACTCCGTTTAATTGATCAAACTGACACTGCAATCACTTCTAACATCACTAGAATAGCGATGAGAAGGGATTTAAGGCCTGCTTTGGCAGATTTAGCAACATATGAACTTTGTTATGGTAATGCCTTTAATGTTAATTCATTAAACGGTTATAATATTAAATCTTCTGGTTTTTCTATTAGTGGTGTAAGTGGAACTGTATATTTGTCAGATATACCTAACCCAGACAGAAAAACAGGAAGATTGGTAGTATTTAAATTATTAGCATCAAATCAAGTTGCTGTAGTTAGGAATAATGTTGGAACAATTGATTATGCTAGAGGTGAAATATTAATCAACGCATTAATAATCAATTCAACAACCATTAGTACAGATCAACCAATTATACAAATTAGCGGTACACCTAAGTCATATGACGTTATCGGATTACAGGATCTTTATTTGCAACTAGATAATAGTAACAGTCTCGTTACTATGGTTTCCGATACTATTTCCTCTGGTGCTGATATTTCTGGTTCTAACTATATTGTTAGTTCTAGTTTCCCTAATGGTAGGGATGATAGGGAATCACCTTTAGTAAGAGGAATTCCACAATATGCAACATTAACTGGAACTGAATCTTACACAGTATCAGAAGTTGATACTTCTTATGCTACGACTTATACGACATCTACATCATTTAATTCGGCACAAGTCACAGGAACACAAACTAGCGGCGGTTATTCATACTAATGATAGAAACTAGAGCTAAAACTTATTCTGTAGTCTCTAATCAGATTCCAGAAATGATACAACAGGAATCTCCTTTATTTGGAGAATTCCTAGAGCAGTACTATAAATCACAAGAATCTCAAGGAGCACCTATAGATCTTGCTGAGAATATAGATCAGTATATCAAGAATGATTCATTCCGTCAACAAGATCTTGTAACAACTACAAATCTTGATGGAGCAATTAATGCATTTACTAAAACTATTGCTGTAAATTCAACAGTAGGTTTTCCTGAGAGATATGGATATCTAAAAATTGATAATGAGATAATATCTTATACTAGTAAAGATAAAAGACAATTTTTTGGATGTGCTCGTGGATTTAGTGCAATAACATCTCTGTTTACTAGTACTGAAGATGATAAAGTTACATTTACTACTTCATCTTCTGCAGAACATTCAGATGATGCTACGGTAACTAATTTAAGTAACCTTTTTCTTATTGAGTTTTTCAAAAAGTATAAAGAACTTTATGTTCCTGGTTTAGAAGATAGAAGTTTTGTTACAGGACTAGATCAAGCTTTATTTGCAAAACAAGCAAAAGATTTATATGTAACAAAAGGAACTGATGATTCTTTTGAGATATTGTTCCGTGCTCTATATGGTTCAAAGGCATCAATTATAAAACCATTTGAACAAACAATTAAACCATCTGATGCTGATTATAGAATTACAGAAGATTTAGTTGTTGTCGCTTTATCTGGTGATCCTTCTAAATTAAGAGGGCAAACATTATACCAAGATGCTGTTGATGGTGTTCTTAACTATTCATATGGTTCAATTGCTGATGTAATTACATATAATCGTGATGGTAATAAGTATTATCAAATAAGTCTTGATGCTGGTTCTGACAAAGATATTAGTGAATCTGGTTCTATCTACGGTAAGTTTAGTGTTACACCTACTACTAGAACAGTAACAGATGAAGTTGCTAGTGTTAATACAATATATGTTGACTCTACAATAGGTTTTCCTGAATCAGGAACATTAATTATTGGTACTGCTGAAGTTACCTACACTAGTAGAACTACAAATCAATTTTTAGGATTATCTGGTAATAGTGCTGCTATTAATAAGGATGCTCTAATAAGATTAAAATCTAGCATCTATGGATATGATGTAGATGGTAATAAGATAACTGTAAGAATAACTGGTGTAGTTACCGATTTCGTAATGCCAGGACCAAGTAAGCAAATGGTTTCTGGTGATTTAATTGACGTACAAAACCTTGGTATTTTAGAAGATACTAAGAAAACTTTTACAGAATGGATTTATAATGTACCTAATGTTTTCAATATAGAATCTGTTGAGGATATTGGTAACGGAAACCATAAGATTACTTGTACAGAAGTTCATCTTCTATATGTTGGTGATAAAGTAACTCTTATTAACCAATCAACTAATGCAGAAAATAGTGCTGAGGTTGTTGATATACCTTCTAATAAGATTGCGATTCTTAGTGGATTGGGATCTATAGATTTAACAAAAACATTCAAAGCTAGAAATGATTTAATTAGAGCAGAAGTACTTCCTGCTGTTAAACAGCCAACTTATAAGTTTAGTGCAAACGTTTCAAATGCATATAATTTAGATGTAGTTGGTATTGTTAGTGGCGTTCCATATGCTGGCCCATATCATACTCATAATGGTAAAAAGATGGTGGGGCCAAAGCATACTGCTGCTCCACATGATTTTATTGAAGGTGAACCATCACAACAAACTTATGTAACATCTGCATCTATACCATATTATGCAAATCAGCAACTTAATGCTGATTTAAGAGGAATAGAAGTAAAAATTGCAGCAAATTTTTCAGGTGAAACTATTTCAACTGCTAGAAGACACGATTTCTTAACTGGTGATGAAGTTTATTATATTCCTGGTACTACAACAAAATCTACTTTAATTGATGGGGTTGTTTCTACTTCTACAACAACACTTTCAATATCTCCTTTATCAGAAGGTTCATATTTCGCTTACAAGGTTGACGATCAATCTTTTAAATTAGCATATTCTCGTGCAAACCTTGATGCTGGTAAATTTATTGATTTAACTGGTAACGCAGCTGGTATTACAACTCATGAATTTGCAAGTAGACTTCAAGATAAACCAATTGATTCACAAAGACTTGTAAGAAGGTTCTCTGAACCAGTATTTGATTCTTCTGGAAAAGAATTTACTACAATACCTGGAGAAAAAACAGGTATGTTTGTAAATGGTGTTGAACTTGCTAATTATAAGTCAAGAGATGCAATTTATTATGGAGAATTAGAATCAGTTAGAGTTCTAAATGGTGGAAGTGGGCATGATGTTATAAATCCACCAGAATTGCTTATTGGAGACAATGCGGGTGTTGGTGCAACTGGACATGTCAATGTTAAAGGTTCTTTTGAAAGAATAGATGTAAAATATGCTGGATTTGACTACTTAGAAAAACCACAAATTACTATTTCTGGTGGTAATGGTGTAGGTGCTAAAGCAGAAGCTAAAATGAAGCAGGGAACACATTCTGCTTTTCTTGACGTAGAAGTTGGTATTAATACAACTGATAATTTAGTTGGATTTACTACATACCACCTTTTTAATGCTGGTGAGAGAGTATTCTATCGTCAAAACAAAGGTACTGCTGTTGGAACAGGAACAACCACTCTTGGAGATGGTGCAATTTACTTTGTTGGACTTTCTAGCAACACAGCGATTACATTACACTCTGATTTTGATGATTCTATTGCTGGTATTAATACAGTTGACTTATCTGATAAAGGATCAGGTACTCAAAAGTTTGAAAGTGTTGAAAAGAAAAATGTTGTTGATAAAATCTTTATAACCAATCCTGGAACTGGTTATGAGTATAAAAAGAGAACTGTTATTTCTACTGGTATCAATACTGCTAAAAATACCATTAATATTAAAGATCATGGGTATAAGGATGGTGAAGTTATAACTTATGATACAACTGGCAGTGTAATAAGTGGATTAGTAACAACAACACAATATAAAGTTCTTGTTGTTGATAATGACAATTTCAGAGTAGCAGTTGCTGGTGTTGGTGGTACTATCACCGAATCATATGATAATGGAACTTATGTAAGGTTTACTGGTGTTGGAGTTGGAACTCATATCTTTAATTATCAACCAATATCAGTTTCAATAAGTGGAGAACTTGGAATTTCTTCTTCTTTAGGTGATTACCATGCAACTATGATTCCAGTTGTAAGAGGTTCTGTAACTTCTGTTGATTTAACTCAAAATGGTAGTGGATATGGTAATTCCTCTATCGTAAGTTATGATAGAACACCAAGTATTGATTTCCTTGCTGGCTCTGGTGCTGAACTTAGACCTGTTGTACAAGATGGTAAAATTGATCAGGTTATTGTAACTAGAGGTGGAACTGGATATAATGCACCTCCAGAAATCATTACATCTGGTATTGGTACATATGCAACATTAACACCTGTCATAGAGAATGGTGTAATCACCTCTGTAACCGTTGTTAGTGGTGGTGTTGGATTTGTTACCGATAGATCTTTCTTAACCGTAGAGACTGCTGTAGATGCTGTTGGTAGAGCACCTGTTGTTAAACCAGAAATTAAGAGATGGGAACTTGATAATGTAAAACGATATAAGTCACTTATAAAACTTGATGATGGATTTATGGAGAATAGTACTGGAACATTTGGTTCTCAGTTTACTCACTTATATGCTCCTAGAAAATTAAGAGAAATGTTACCATCTTTAAAATTGGATGGTACAAAGGATTATGGTACATATGATTTGAACTATGAAAATGCAGAAGAAGTTTCTGATAACCATTCTCCAATTTTAGGTTTTGCTTATGATGGTAACCCAATATATGGCCCATATGGTTTTGATAGAATTGATGGTGGTACTATCAGGAGAATGATTCCTGGATATGAACTTAATGCTACTAGACAACTTGGCCCTAGTGTTGGTGATTGGGAATTAGGTTCATTTACTAATGATTATACCTTTACTAATAAAGGTGATTTGGATAAGTATAATGGACGTTTTTGTAAAACTCCTGATTATCCATCAGGTACATATGCATATTTTGCGACTATTGATAGTTCTTCTCAGCAGGATGCTACATTTGATAAGTATTTTACTCCTGTATTCCCATATGCAGTTGGAGAAGCATTTAAGTCTAAACCAGATACCTTCAACTTCAGTCCAAATTCAATAACTGATAAAGTTGATCTTGAGAATGGTGGATATGTAAGAAACATTTATCCATATAAACTTTCTTTCAATGCTAGTGATTATCCTTACGTTGCACGTCCTGATAAGACGATTGATGATTTTGCTTCTATAGTCTATGCACAAACAGGAGGTGTAGAATCTGTTGTAGTTGAAAATGGTGGTTATGAATATAAAGTTAATGATAGAATTGTATTTGATGATGTCGATACAGGTGGAATTAATGCAGCTGCTAAAGTAGATAGAATTACAGGAAAATCTTTAGTTAAAATATCTTCTTCTACTACTAAGAAAGATAATGTTACATTTGAAGTATTAAAAGATGAAGGAAGGATTCTTGCAAGAACTCCTGCACCACATGATTTTAAAGATGGTGATTATGTTAGTGTTTCTGGAATATCTTCTCAATCCATAATTAATCTTGATGGTGTTTATACCATTGGTGTTACTACTGCTACCTTTAAAGTTTCTACTGGTATTGGAAGTACTGGTAGCACAGGTATTGTCACATTTATCCCAATAAACGGTGATGTAGATGTTCTACAACCTACTGATGTTATTGGTATATCTACAGAAAAACTCTTTGTTGTTAATATTGACAAGTTTAACTCAAGAGTTAGAGTTATACGTGAATATGGTGGAACAGTTGGTACAGCGTACACTGCTGGAACTATTATTGAAGAAAAACCACGTGCATTAAAAATTAACGTTGGTATAAACACTAATAAAGAAATTGAACTACAAAAAAGTACTTTCTTTGATCCTTCTGAAGTTGTTGGTTTAGGAACTACCTCTGGTGTTGGTATTAATAGTACTATATCTGTTATTGCACCTGGATTAGCATCTACTGATATTGCTATTCCAACAAGATCAATTTATCTACCAAATCATAACTTTACAACAGGAGAATCATTAACCTATTCTGCAGGTGGTGGAACTGTTGTATCAGTATCTACTGATGGAATTAATAACTTTAATCTTCCTAGTCAGGTATATTCAATTAGATTAGGGCAGAATACAATTGGTTTAACATCAATGCCTGTTGGAATGGGTTCTACAGGTGTTGTAGTTGGTGTTGCTTCTACTGCTGCAGAACAACTTTATTTCCATAGTGTTGGTACTGGAGTAACTCATTCATTAACAACTCAGGTTACTGAACTTACTGGTATTTTAGAAAAAGTTGTTGTTACTGCAACTGCAACTACTGCTCATGGACTTGGAGTTGGTGATACTGTATTTTTAGATGTATTACCTGGTATTACTAGTGCATATACTATAAAGTATAATGAATATAATAGAAAGTTCTCAGTAGGTTTCTCAACTTTCACTCAATCTGGAATTAACACATCTGCTAATTCCATAACCATTACTAATCATGGTTATAGTACTGGTGATAAAATTATATACGAATCAACTGGTGCAGCTGGTGGATTATCTGACAATACAGCATATTTTGTAATTAAGGATAGTAATGATTCTATTAAATTAGCAAGTAATTATCATAATGCAACTATTCAATATCCACTTCCTATAGGATTAACTTCTACTGCTGGTGCTGATATAGTTCATTATATCAACCCAATTAACCCACTTATTAATATAACAAGAGGGCAAAAGTTAGAATTTAATGTTGCTGATAGTTCTTTGGCTAATGTTTCTGGAGGTACTACTTATTCTGCATATGCAGTTAATTTCTTCAGAGATAAAGATTTCAAACACGAGTTTCTTACCGTAACTCCTGATCAGTTTGATGTTACTACAAGTGGTAGTGTTGGTATAAGTGGAGGAAAGATATTCTTACAAACTAATGCTAAAACTCCTGAGTTATTATATTACAACTTAACTCCTGTAAATCCAGATAGAATTACTACTGTTCAATCTGAAATTGTTGTTGATAAGACTGTTAAAAATTACAGCACTATTAAATTAGTTGATTCGTTATATGATGGTAAATTTAAGATCTCTTCTATGGGATCAACTACATTTAGTTTTAATGTACCAGATGAACCAGAATGTGCTTCTTATACTGATGTAACATCTAGATTATCTTACGAGACAACATCAGAAGGTGCTTTGGGTGGAATTGCAAATATTAAGGTAACTAATAAAGGATATGGATATAAGACTATTCCTGGAATATCTACAGTTAGTAGAAGTTATACAGGAACAGCTGCTACTACTTATGGTAATGGTTCTATTCTAAGAGTTGAAAGTGATTCAATTGGTAACGTTAAAACAACACATATTACCAATCCTGGTTATGAGTTCCCATATGATAAGACATTACGTCCAAGTGCTTCATTACCAAGTCTCTTTAAAGTAGATAGGTTTAGAACGTTAGATCATATTGGACTCAGTTCTGGTGGACATAATTATTCTATTCCACCTAAATTGATTGTTAAAGATAGGGTTAGTGGATTAATTCTTGACGAATGTGAGATTAAAACTGAAGTTAGTGGTTCAGTTGGTGTTTCTACTGTTATTATTGAAGAAAATACTAAGAGACTTCAAGATCCTAAACCAACCATAATACCAATTCATAACTCAAATGGAGTTGGTATTGAAACTGTTGGATTTACAACTACTACCGCTACTGTAGAACTTACTCTTGATACAGATTTTTCTGTTGGACAAGACTTCCCATTTGCTGTTGGTGATAAAGTTTTAGTAGAAGGTGTTGGTATTGCTACTACTGGATTTGGATATAATTCCAGTGAATACAATTATAACCTCTTTACTCTTAATTCTGTCACACCAAATTTAGGTGGTGCTAATCCTAAAGTTAGTTTCATTCTAGAAAATGATAATCCAGGTGAATTTAGTCCTGATAATTCAGCAGGACGGATAATACCTGAAAAACATTTCCCTGGTTTTATACCAGTTACTAGAAAAGGTGATTTTAACATCAAAGAAAAAATCACTCAAGAATCACTTACTGGAACCAAAACTGGTACTGTGATTGGTTGGAATAGGAATAATAATACTTTAAGAATTGCTACTAGCGATGTATTTGAAGCAGGTAAGCAGATTGAAGGTGGTTCATCCAATCAGGTTGGTTTTGTTCAATCTATAGAATCTTTTGATTCTACATTTGAAGTTGGACCTCTTGTTGAACAGAGAAAAGGATTCCATGAAGTAACTGGATTCTTAAATGATTCTAGACAAAGAATTGCTGATAATGATTACTATCAATCATTCTCATATTCTATTAAATCACCAATTCAATATTCTGATTGGAAAGATGTAGTTAGTGAAATAACTCACACTAGTGGATTTAAGAAGTTCTCTGATATGGAACTTGAATCCTTTGATGGAAGGCCTTCTACTGCAGATGAGCAAGGTGAAGGTTCTTATGGAACAGGTGGTAAAGGATTCCCTAATGCTGGTATTGGTGCTGCAGCTGCAAGTACTCCTGATACACAAGAAGTTTCAGTTACAGTTGATTTAATTTCTACTAATAGTGTTGATAAATTATTAGATTTTGACAATTCTTCAGAATTAACTGTTGAGGTTGCTGGTATAAGTACAGCGAATCAGATAACAGTTTCTAAAGAGATTGTTTTAGACAATAGAATTCTTACTGATTATGAAGAAGCAAGAACTAATAGGGTTATTTCAATTGATGATGTTGGAGATTTATTCTCCAGTAAGCCTAGAACTGATCCCTTTGAGAAGTTTGATTTTGTAAACAAAGAAACCTTCTCTGCCCACAGATACTTCTATCACGTAAAAGATACACGTTATACTGGGGAGACTCAAACTGGATTCTTCAATATTGTCCAAGATGGTACTTATGCATATATTAACCAGTATAGCATCGATAGTTCTGGTTTCTTAGGATATTTTGATTATGTGTTTAGTGGTGCGTTTGCTAATGTTAACTTCTATCCATCCAAGTATGAATTAAACAATTATGTTATTGACTTCTGTGCTGTTGATTTTAATAGAATGACAGGTGTTGGAACTGGTGCAGTTGTAGGACTTGGTTCAACATCAATAGGAGATTTAGTCACAGTTACTGGATTTACTACTACCACTGCTATTGGAGCAGCAAGTACTATTCTTGGTATTAGTTCTACTAATTCTGCTGCTAATAAAGTACTAGTTGAAGTTGTACAAACTACTGCTGGTATTGCTACTCACCAGTTTGCAGAAGTTAGTATTGTTCATGATAGAACTGGTAATGATTCTGGTACTGGATTTATTGATTATGGCACATTCTCTAGTGGCCCAATGATTGGAACATTTGGAGTTGAAACTAATGGACCTACTAATCTGAATTTCTATCCAAATGCTGGTATCGATACTACATGTGCAGTTAAGATTATTGACTATGAATTTAATGCTAATGCCACTGGAGTAGGTTCTACTACAATGATAGAAGCAATGATGGAGTCATTCTATACTTCTATTTCTGCTTCTGCAACTCCTGGAGAAAATAAGATTTGTGGATTTACAAGTACAGAGTATGAAGGTGCTCATTTTATAATCAACGTTGAAGATACTACTAATACCAAGGCATCTATTAGAGAAATGCTTGTTTCTCAATCAAGTGACGGTATTACTGCTCAAACTTACTCTTCAGAGTATGGTGAAGTTCTATCATATGATGATGGTGATGGAATGATGGATGTTGGATTAGGGACAGTTGGTACTGGATATTCTGGTGGTGATTTCTGTGTATACTTTACTCCTAATGCAAATATAGCAACCAAGGTAAGAGTAGTTGGACAAACTGTAGAAAATCAAAGATCTGGTGGTATTTCAACTATTGGAATAGGAACTGGTTCAGATTCTGTTGGACAATTCCGTACTGGAGAAGGTACTTACACTGGTACTCTTTCTGTTGTTAAACGTAACTTTAATCTTACTCATAGGAACAGACCAATCTTTAGAAAGGTTTGGGATCCTGAAGTTGATACCTCAGTTGTTAGTATTGATGCAAACACCATTCAAATTGCTGATCATTTCTTAGTCAGTGGTGAGAAACTTACCTATGCTTATGATGGAGCTGGTATTTCTACATCAGGTGGAGTAATTGGAACTACTGTTTATGCTGTTAAGGTTAGTGAAGATTTAATCAGATTAGCACCTACTGCATCTGATGCTCTTGCTACTCCTCCAACAGTTCTTGGATTTACTACAGTTGGAACTGGTAATAGTCATTCTATTACATCTCATAAACAAGATACTAAGTGTTTAATTGCTCTTGACAATAATATTCAGTCACCAATTGTTTCTACTGGTGTTACTGTTGGATTGACTAGTACTATGAATGCATCACAGGTAAATGCTCGTATTACAAGCATTGCTTCGATGGTTGGTGGTGATATCATTAAAATTGATGATGAATATATGAGAGTTAAATCTACTGGTTATGGTGGAGTTGCTAATCAACTTCTAGTAGATAGAGGATGGTTAGGAAGTGATTTGGGTGTTCATACAGTATCTTCTGGAGATAATCTTGTAGTTACTAAGTATGATGGAAATTATACTATACTTGGAAATTCACTTAACTTTGTCGAACCTCCATATGGTGAAGAAGGTTATACAGGATTAACAACTCGTTCTACTTTCCAAGGAAGAACCTTTATTAGAACAGCAGAAGGAGATGATTCTGAAGCATATCAAGATAACATTATTTTTGATTCAGTATCTAAAGATTTCACAGGTATTGCTAAGACATTTACCTTAACAAGTGATACAGCAAATGTTACTGGATTCTCAACGAATAATGGTGTGTTCTTGTTAAATGAGATATTCCAAGGCCCAACAGTTGATTATGATTTGAGTGAAGATACTAGTGGAATTTCTTCTATTACATTTACAGGAACTGCTTCATCTGTAACATCAGATTTGAATGTTGGTACTCTTCCTAGAGGTGGTATTCTTGTTAATGTTGGTTCTTCAGAAGGAATGGGATATCAACCATTAGTTGCTGCTGGTGGTACTGCTGTTGTTTCTGGTTTAGGTACTATTGAATCTATATCCATTGGTAACAGTGGTAGTGGTTACAGAATTGGTATTCAAACTGTATTTGTTGGTGTAGGAACTTCTGGTGCTACTAAGTATCCAAATATTACTGCTATTGGTACTGCTGTTGTTGAGAATGGTTATATCGTAAGTATTGGAGTTACAAATGGTGTTGCTGCTGGATATACATTCACAAATCCACCTAAAGTCTTTATTGACGCTCCTACAGGATATGAAAATATTCCATTAGTTGCTGCAGGTGGTTCTACTACAAGTGGAGTTGATGCTACTGTTGATATCACTGTTGGTTTAGGTAATAGTGTAACTCAATTTAAGATTGGGGACACTGGACGTAACTATGCTGTCGGTGATGTATTAACTGTTCCTGCTAATACTGCAAACTTTGCTGGAATTCCAACAACTGGTACACCAGCAAACTTTAAGGATTTCCGTATCATTGTTGAATCAGTTCATGATGATAAATTTGCTGGTTGGACATTCGGACAATTAGAAGTACTTGACAATTTCAGTGAATTCTTTAATGGAGTTACTAAATCCTTTACAATCAAGAAAGCAGGAATTCCTGTTTCACTTAGATCTGCTAAGGGTTCACCAATTAGGATTCAAGATAACTTAATCATCTTTATTAATGATATCTTACAGGATCCAGGAGTTTCTTATGAGTTTAAGGGTGGTAGTGTTATTGACTTCCTTGAAGCACCTAAAGCAGGTGATACATTAAAGGTATATTACTTTAAAGGATCTGCTACAGACTCTGTATTCGTTGATATTATTGAAACTATTAAGAAAGGTGATAAGATACGTCTTCGTGATGATGCAACTAAGTCTTCAACCTTTGGATTCGATCAAACCGAACGTATTGTTAGTGGAATTCAAACTTCCGATAAATTCAGTACTGTTCAGTACTTTGGTCCTGGTATTACAACCAATACAGCACTTAAACGTGCTACTTCATGGACTAAGCAGAAAGATGATATTGTTGTTGATGGTGTGTATGTTTCCAAAGCAAGAATCATTAACCAATCTGCAATAACTCCTTCTACTAGAATTATTAGTAATGTTGGAATTGGTTCTACTACCATCTATGTTCAAAGTTTGCGTCCATTATTTGATGATAATGAAGAAGGGTTTACTGGTGCTGATTTAAATTTAAATATCATTGATGAAAATGCACCTAAGATTGCTGCTGCAGCAACTGCTATTGTTTCTGATACTGGAACTATTAGTTTAGATTTAACAAATGCAGGTATGGGTTATACAGAAGCACCTACTGTTTCTATTAGTACATACTTTGGTGTAAGTACACTAGCAACTGCATCTGCTACTGTAAGTGCTGCAGGAACAGTTAATACTTTAACTGTAGATGAAGTTGGTGCAGGATATACTAATACTTCTACTCCATTAGTATTGATTGGACAACCAACTGGTATTGCTGATACTCTCGGTACTCCAGTAATGACTGGTGATTTTGGATTTATATCTGGTATTGCTGTTACTTCAGTTGGAGTAGCATCTACTGGACTTATATTTGATTTATATGTAAATAACTTGTTTAGAGATGCTACTAGAGTCGGTACAGCAGTTACTATATCTACAATAACTACAGGTGATATTTTCTATGTTCATAATTCCAATACAGGAATTGGATTAACATCCTATGGAACAGGAACTGGTATTGGTACGGTTGGTATTGGTTCTACATTTATAGATAACATATATGAGGCTATGGATGTTTCATATAGTGAAAATTATGTAGTTGGAGTTGGTACAACTGGGGTTCAAAGAGTCACAGTTAGTGTATCTTCTACAGATAGTGTAACCACGGGAATTAATAGTTTCTTTGGTTCATATACCTTTGGTAAATTGAGTGGAATTACTAGAGATAGTGATCCACATGCATTCAGTATTGTTTCTGATAATGGGATTACAGGACTTTCAACTGCTCCTGTAATCAGACGAATTAAAAACGTCAAGCGTTCTTACTAAATAAAGAAAAAAAGTCTAAGTAAATGTCTGCTATTATAACAGATCAATTGAGGGTCTTGAATGCTGCTAATTTTGCTGCTGGCATCAAGACTACCACTAATAGCTATTATAGTTTTATAAATTTACCCAATGCTACTGATGTTCAGGCAGATTGGGATACTAATGTTCCTGATCCTAAGGATTCTTTCCATCAGGAAGATAGGTATTGGGATACTATGATTGCATTGAAGAAAATAGGTGCTGGTGATGTAAAGAGGGTTATAAGAAAAATTAGTTGGACATCTGGTACAACTTACGATTATTATAGAGATGACTATAGTAGAGATAATACTGCTGGACAAACTGGTGCATCAAACTTATATGGTGCAAACTATTATGTAATGAATAGTGACTATAGGGTTTATATTTGTATTGCTAATGGTTTTGATCCAGATAACTTATTAGGTAAACCGTCTCTTGATGAACCTCTTCACACAGATTTGGAACCAAAAGCTGCTGGTACTAGTGGTGATGGTTATCTTTGGAAGTATCTCTATACTATTAACCCTGGAGATCTTATCAAATTTGAGTCAACTAATTTCATCCCAGTTCCTGATGATTGGACAACTACCACTAATGCTAATATTACTGCTGTAAGAGGTAATGCTGCACTTTCTGGTAACTTGTTAAAGAACGTTGTTATTACTAACAGGGGTGCTGGTTATGGTAATGCTGCTACTTACACAAATGTACCTATTAATGGTAATGGAACAAATGCTAAATGTTCTGTAACTGTTAATGCTGCTGGACAGATATCTGCTGTTAGTATTACTCAAGGTGGTGATGGATACACTTATGGTACTGTTGATTTAGAATCAGGTGGTGTTACTAATACCTCTGGTAGTACTGATGCTGTTTTTAATGTCATCATTCCACCTCAAGGAGGACATGGTGCGGATATATATCGTGAATTAGGAGCAACTAGAGTTCTAGTTTATTCTCGTATTGAAAATGATGATTCTAACCCAGACTTTATAACTGGTAACCAGTTTGCAAGGGTGGGACTTGTTAAAGATCCAGAAGAACATGGTTCGACAACAATTGTTAGTTCTACTCAAGCAAGTGCTGTATATGCATTACGGTTAAGTGGTGCTGGTGTAACTGCTGCTACATTTACTGCTGATGCTAGAGTTCGTCAAACAGTTGGTGTAGGTTCTACTGCTGTTGGACAAGTTGTTTCTTGGGATGCAACTACAAGAGTTCTTAAATATTGGCAGTCCAGTGCTCTTTCTGGATTTACTACTGCAGGTATTGCTAAAACAAATCCTGAGTATGGATTTGAATTACATGACTTTACTGCAAGTCCTCCTACTGGAGGAAGTTTGACAATTAGCGGTGGTTCAGTTGATTTAGGTATTGATACTTCCTTTACGGGTATAACCACTGTAATAAATAATAAGACGTATAACCTTGGGCAGACATTTACATTAGGTGTTGCCCCACCAGAAGTTAAAAAATACTCTGGAGAGATTATATACGTTGATAATAGGGCATCTATCACGAGATCCACTAATCAAAAAGAAGACATCAAAATCATTGTAGAGTTCTAAAAAATGCCACAGGAAACGAATCTAAACGTTAGTCCATATTTTGACGATTTTGATGCGGCTAATGATTTCCATAAAGTCCTCTTTAAGCCTGGTTTTCCAATACAGGCGAGAGAATTAACGACTCTGCAGTCAATACTGCAAAATCAGGTTGAAAAATTTGGAGACCATATCTTTAGAGAAGGTTCTAAAGTAATACCAGGACAATTATCATACCAGTCTGAATATTATTCAGTACAGGTTGAAGCAGGGTATTTTGGTATCCCAGTATCTTTCTATGCTGATAAGTTAATAGGAAAGAGGATTAAAGGAGACGTTTCTGGAGTTACGGCAAAGGTTGTTGATTATATAACTGAAGAAGCTTCTGATAATGGTAATTTAACTTTTTTCCTTCAATATGAAAAGTCTTCTACATCTTTTAGTGGACAAACTTTTCAAGATGGAGAAACTCTTTTAACTTTATCTTCGATTACATATGCAAATACTGTAATTGCTGGAAATGAAGGATTTGCAAATACCATTCCATCTGGTTCTACTGCGACAGGTTCTGCTGTTCAGATTACAGAAGGTGTTTATTTCCTTAGAGGTAATTTTGTAAGAGTACCAACTCAGACTCTTATTCTAGATCAATATACTAATACTCCTTCTTACAGAGTTGGATTATCAGTACAAGAAGAAATTATAACTGCAGGTGCAGATGAATCTCTATATGATAATGCTAAAGGATTTAATAACTTTGCTGCTCCTGGTGCAGATAGACTCAAAATATCTGCTGTTTTAGCAAAGAAACAAATTGATGAATTAAATGATGACAACTTTGTTGAGATAATGCGTCTCAATGAGGGAGTTAAAGAATTTTTCCAAGATGATGCTCAACACTCTATTATTAGAGATGCATTAGCTAAAAGAACATTTGACGAATCTGGTAACTACTACGTAAAACCATTTACAGTCAAAGTTAAAGAATCTTTAAACAATAGGCAAGGAAATAAGGGAGTTTATTTACCAGGACAAACTACTCAAGATGGTAACACTCCATCTTCAGATTTGATGATATATCAAATCTCTCCAGGTAAAGCATATGTTCGTGGATATGATATCCAAACAATTAGTAATACTAACCTTGATGTTCCTAAAGCTAGAACTACTAAGGAAGTAAAAGATATTGGTTTAGATTTTAATACTGGTACTCAATTTATTGTTAATAGAGCATTTGGTGCTCCTAACGTTGGATTGGGAACAACATCATATGTTTCTTTGAGAAGTCAAAGAATTGGTGTGACTAGTGAAACTGCTGCTGGTACAGAAATTGGTAAAGCAAAGGTATATAATTTTACTGCAGAATCAGTAAATCTTAAAGCATCTGATCAAGATCAAAATGAGTGGGATTTACGTTTATTTGATATTCAAACATACACAACTTTAGGAATTAGTACTGATATCAATATTTCCCTACCAGCACGTATTACGGGCGATTCTAGCGGTGCTGAGGGGTTCCTGGTAAGTGCTGTATCAGGAGGTACAGAACTCACTCTTTATGGTAATAATGGTAATTTTGTCAAGGATGAGTCATTTAAGGTTAATGGTAATGATGTTGGTCCTATCATTAAGACTATTAGAGACTATGGATTAAATGATGTATTTTCAGTTTATTCAAATCCTGGAGTAGGACAAACATTTAATGCAGACTTTAAATTAACTCACGCATCTACACCTAGAAATAAATCATTTATTGGTAATACTCCAACATTTACAATTACACCTGGAAATCAAGGGATTTCTACTATAACAAGTCCTGGTAATAATTTTGCTGGTATTGTTACAACTGGTGATTATGTTTCTTATGGTGGAACTACTGCTGATGCTTCTCTTAATAGAGTTACTGCTGTTTCTGCTGATGGTTCAAATATAACTGTTGCTGCTGCTACATCAGTTTCTGGTATATTCAATGGACAACTTCCAGGTGTTAATGATGTTGTAACTAATTCTTTACAACTTCGTTATCTTGATTCTTCATTAAAGGATGATAACAGTTTCTATACAAAATTACCAAAATCAAATGTAAGTGATATTGATATACTTAATTCTGATATTATAGTTAAGAAGCAATTTAGAAATGTAACTGTATCAGGTAGTGAAATTTCTGATTCTCAGTTTAGTATAGGTGCAGACTTTACGTTTATGCCATTTACTCCACAGAGATATGTTGTATCTTATGGAGATGGTTCTCATGAACCTCTTACTGCTGATCAAGTACAAATTAATAATGATAGCAAAACGTTAAATTTTGTTAATCTTTCAGTAGGTGCAGATACTCAAACCAGAGTTAGTGTAACTCTTAAAAAAGTAAATCCATCATCAAAAGAAAAGAGATGGACTACAGGAACAACAGTTATTACTAGATCTAATTTAGTAGGTTCTGGTACAACAAATCAAAGTCTTCAAAATGGATTAACATATAGTAATCTCTATGGAACTAGAGTTGAAGATAAGGAGATTTGTTTAAATGTACCTGATGTTGAAAGAGTTATAGGAATATATGAATCAAATGATATGACAGATCCTGATCTGCCATCAATTACATTATCTTCATTATCAGGCCCTAATGGAACAACAGCAGATTTAACCGTAGGTGAGGAAATTATATCCACTGACGGTGGTGTTGCTATAGTTGCTGAGATAATAAATTCTACTAAAATTGGTATTGCATATCTTAATGATACTAAATTTAATATTGGAGATGTAGCAACTTTCCAATCTTCTAGTATACAAGGAACTGTAACTGCATTTACCGTAGGTGATAGATTAATTTCATCTAAGTATGAAGTTGATAATGGACAACGCACCTCTTTCTATGATTATTCTAGAATTGTTAGGATAGGAAATGAACCAGCACCTACACGTAGGTTAAAGATTGTATATCGTTATTATGTGGTTCCTTCAACTGATGAAGGAGATATCTTTAGCATTAATAGTTATGATGCTGCTCGTTATGATGACGACATTACATATTTGGGTATTGATAATACTGAAAGGTTGACTGATTTTATTGATATACGTCCTAGAGTTTCAACTTACGATCCATCTACTGCAACAAAATCTCCATTTGAATTTGATTCAAGAGATTTTACAGGAAATGGACAAACGGCTCCAAATATTCTTTCTGATGATGAGACATTAAATATAACATTTAATTATTATCTTGGAAGAATTGATAGGTTATTCTTAACTACTAATGGTTCTTTCCAGTTACAAACTGGTACTCCATCCGATTCTCCAACTCCACCAGATAGTATAAGTGGAGCTTTAGATGTTGGAACGTTGTATATTCCTGCATATACTTTTGAAGCTCAGCAAGTTAGATCATATCTTAAGACATATAAGCGATATCAGATGAAAGATATCAGCAGAATTGATAATAGAGTTAAAAATCTAGAATATCATACTGCTCTTAGTTTACTTGAAACTGATACTAAAAATATGTCCATCAAAGATGCTGATGGATTAGATAGATTTAAGTGTGGATTCTTAGTAGATAATTTTAAGGATTCAACTGTTCAAAGCAAAAGAGATCCAGATTTCAATGCTTCTATTGATGTGAATAATGGTGTATGCCGTCCTGCACATTATACAACTGCAGTTGATTTGTTATTAGGAACAAATGCAATTATTGGTGTTGGACAAACTGCAGATCCATCACAAGATTTTGCTTTTGCAAATGATTTAATTGGAAGTGGATGCCGTAGAACAGGTGATTTAATTACTCTTGATTATACTGAACTTGCTGCTATTCAAAACTCATATGCATCTAGAACAGAAAATGTTCAGCCTTTTGCTGTAGTTTTCTGGAATGGAAATATGGAAATAAATCCATCTTCTGATGTTTGGGTTGATACTAGAAGAACTGATGCACGTAATGTTAATATTGAAGGTAATTTTGAAGATGTAATAGAAGAAAACGGTGCAGATCCAAATACTGGATTAATTTCAACCGTTTGGAATTCATGGCAAACTGATTGGGTTGGTGTTGATGTACAAGGAGAAGTTACTACTGAAGTAGAAACTCGATGGATTAATCAACCTCCAAGAAGAGTATGGAGATGGAGGGTTCCTGGAAATCGTATTGAAAGAAGTACAAGAACTGTACAATCTAGAGTACAGGATGTTCAAGTAAGAGTAGAGAATACTACAACTACTACAACAACTCAACAGTCTAGAAGTGGATTAACAACAAGGGTTGTAGAAAGAATAGATTCCGAATCTCTTGGTGATAGAGTTGTTAATCGCCAAAATATTCCTATTATGCGTTCTAGGAATATTGAGTTTATTGTTACAAAGGTAAAACCAAGAACACAGTTATTCCCATTCTTTGATGGAGAAGATGTAGCCAAGTTTACTTTCCCTAAACTTTTGGAAGTAACCATGAATAATGGTACATTCCAAGTTGGAGAGACAATTATAGCAACTCCTTCTATTTTGGATGAAGGTGCTAGAACTTCAACTACTCCATATATTCAATTCAGAGCTGCAACTCCTAATCATAAGTATGGACCATATAATGCTCCAACTGACACTTACACAGTAAATCCATATCTAGATGAACAAGGAATACCTGAAGTATATACTTCAACAACAACCATATTAAATGTTGATACATTTAGTTTACAGTTACAACCTCAAGGACAGTATTTTGGTTTCCTTAATGGAAATATGACACTTAGAGGACAGTCAAGTGGTGCTGAAGCAACTATTACAACTACTCGTCTTATAAGTGATAATGTTGGTACTTTAATAGGTTCATTCTTTATTCCTGATTCTACTATTAATGAGAATCCAGAATTTGCTGCTGGTACAAAAACACTTCGTTTATCTTCCTCTGCAGTCAATTCTTTAGTACCAGGAACTGTTACTTCAGCAGTTGAAAGAAATTACGAATCTTCAGGTGTTATTGAAACTCTTCAAGAGACTATTATTAACACAAGAAATGCTGAAGTTGTTACTGAAAATCTAACTGATAGTAGAACTCTTACTGATGTTCAAAGAAGAGTTAATGCGAGAACAGATATATCGGTTATTGGTGAAAGAACAGAAACATTTACACAAACAGTTCTTACAAGATGGTACGATCCTCTTGCACAATCATTTGATGTGGGAGATCCTAATGGTGTATTCATTACTTCTGTTGATTTGTATTTCTCAACAAAAGATGAAGAATTACCATGTAGTGTAGAACTTAGAACATGTGAGTTGGGTACACCAACAACTACAGTTATTCCATTAAGTAAGAAAGAACTTTTACCTTCAGAGATTACTACATCTACGGATGCATCAGTAGCTACTAAATTTACTTTTGATTCTCCAATATACTTAGAAGGTGGTTCTGAATATGCATTGGTTGTTGTATCTCCTTCTACAGAATATAATATTTGGATTTCTAGATTAGGTGAAGAGGATATCTCAACAACTGGACTAGCAGAATCACAAAAAGTAATTATTACCCAACAACCATATCTTGGTTCATTATTCAAGTCACAAAATGCTTCTACTTGGACAGCTTCTCAGTTAGAAGATATGAAGTTTACTCTGTATAAAGCAGAGTTTACCTCTGGTACTACGGGAACAGTTAACTTCTTTAACCCAGAATTGAATGTTGGAAATAATGAATTTGTAGAACTTAATCCAGATCCAATTCAGGTTGTATCTAAGAAA